TAGGACAGTTTTCTGCGGTTACTCTTGAACTGTTTAGTAATACTAATCCAGGACGTAAAGGTACTATTGTACTGTCGAAGTGACCGTAACTGTAAATATGTTCTGCAGGGTGTATACGATAACCTCTATGCTCTAATACATTTTGTAGCCATTTTAATCCCCAGTGGTTACCTGTGTTACTAATTTGGAATAATATGTCTTTACCTAAACGCACACAGTTAGGTGCATCGAAGATCGGTTCTAAGTTTAGTAAACTAGGCTTACCATCTATATCTTCAAACTGATAACCTTCATCTGGTAGTATAGGCTTAGGAGCAGAAATCCATTCAACACCATCTTCAATTGCTTCAAACATCACATTTCTATATGCTCTAGTTTCATACTGCCTTGCACGACATGCACTTGGAGTCTCAATAACTAAGTTGTCCATAGGTAGCAATAAGTCTCTCGGGCACCATGTGTACCAACCTGTTGTTTTCCATTCAGGTGTACTGAACTCTACGCTATGATCAATTGGAATAGGTCTATGTACTTTTACACCTGCTTTGGTTAGTACATCACTTAACCCTTGTAAATCTTCGTTGGCTTCATCAATAAGCCATTCTGGGTACTCACCTTCTAAAGGCTTAATTAAATCCATTGGGTGATTAGTGTAGCTCATGCTCATTGTGCTACGATCTACAGTAGGAACTCTTGCATGGTCAGCGATTCCAACTACTATTTCTTCTAAGGGATCCCAGTGATTATGTGTCGATACTTTCATTTTTTGCCTTCTTCTATTATGTGTGTATATTTATCGGGTGGTTATACATTTGATTGCGATAAATGGTTAACAACATATTCCTTGTTTGGTATCTCTGTTTGCTTGACTAAGTCTATTATTTCTTGCTTGTTTGTATAGTTAGTAATGTTAAGACGCTTTGGATATGTTAAAACATTAACTGTCCATATGGGAGTAATGCTGTTAACAAACTTTTCTAAATCAGCAATACCATGCCAATTGTTCAAGTGTAATACACTGTTAACTTCAAGTCCATATCCTAACTTTTTAATTTGTTCTATAAATTTTAGTATGTCAGGCCATTTACTTCCACTACGAACTATTTCATTTAATGGTCCGACAGCATCAATACTTAATATAAAGTGTACCTTTTTAAATTTTTCTAACAGTTCTATAACATCGTCTTTTAAAAGGAAAGTTCCGTTAGTGTTATATATTACTTCAACTTGTTTAGGATTATTAATCTTTTCAAGGAACTGTTGATGCCTTTTTGTCATTAAAGGTTCACCACCAAGAAACAATACTTTCTTTACAGTGTCCGGAACTGTTTCTATTTCATCAACACTTGTATACTTTGCAACTCCTGTTTCTTTCTTAGCCCATGCTGAACTAAACTCGCTCCAACAGCCATCACATGTTAGATTACATATATTATCAAAGCCTATCTCTAAGTATTCTAAGCCAACAGTATCAGTATCATATTCTTTGTTCATGCGTTGGCGTAAACTTTCTTTGCCGTTCTTTTCTTCATACATACACTTCGAACATTCCCATAAAGTTGACACATCAGTGTTCCTTAACTTTACATACTCTTCTGATTGTAGTACATCTTCAAGGCTACCTTTAAATGTTGTTACAGGTGATTTGTATCTACAACACGGAAATACTCTGTTATCACCACGTATATTAGTATGTTTCCAAAATGCTGCACACTTAGTCATTAGGTAATCTCCTAATAAGTTGTGTGTATCCTAAGCCTTCGAAGTAGTAATCTAATTCTTCTTTAGGAATATTAAACTCGTCTTTAAACTTGGCAAGTAAGTTATCCTGCGTTATAACATGCTTAAGAAACTGCAAGTAATTTTCTTCAGTGTCTAAACGTATGTCATCGTCATGTTCTCTATGCTCTAATAGATACTTTGCATTTTCTACAATTGCATTGTTTCTATCGTTTTCATTCGGTAGTTTATAATAGTCTGGTATAGGCAAGTATTCTTCAAACGTTCTGTAGCCTAAGTCTTTTAAGTATTGGAACTGATCAGGATGTCCTGCAAATATAAATGGATGTCTAAGGTAAAAGCAACGCCAAGACTTTTCTGTTGCAAATGCATTGTCATCGTCCCAATAGTTTGGACCTTCACTTACTATACTAAACAGTGTATTGGTAAACACACTAGTATCAATGTGTGCAGGTGCTTTGACCCAATCAGTATCAATAACATCGTGCCAAACTATATCAGTGTCTTGATTATAAGAACCATAGAAGTCCTTGGCTGTTTCAAACCTTCCATCAAAAGAACGTTTGCAGTCTATTAAAAATTTATTATATTGTTTGTCTGTGTAATGAGATAAACAGTTTCTACACCATTCTTTATCTAGTTCAGTCCAAGGAGGAAAGAATGTCCACTCTGCTTTATTCAACATACCTGCATCATAAAACTTGCTCATAAGTCCTATTCTATTTTCTCTATTAGGCATTCCTGTTAAAAATAAAAACTTATTGTTGTTTGGATTATAGTAAGGGTGCTGTGTATTTTTGTAACTATTGTATATCATTCTTACATTATAATCAAAAAAGAAAAATGGAACTGGCAATCCTTCTATAGTTTCTCCTTGCCCACTTACAATATACATCTGCTCTATACCTTTGCTTGTTGCATGATCTTTGATATCAGATATATGTTGAAGGAAATCTGTAAGTCCAGCCTTAGGGTGTAAGAATCCATCAAGTAGGTATATGCCCACTATTATATTACAGCCGTCTGCTGCTGCTTGATCAATTTCTTTATTAATTAACTTTGTTCTAAGTACATTGAAATCTTCTGCTGACCAATGATTATAATCACGCATCCATTCAAAGTTAATTACTCTACCCTTATTCATTCTTTTCCCTTATGAGATGATCTAATCCTTCGTTGTCCAAGTAGTAATTTATTTCACTTCTCGGAACTGCCATAATATTTTCTAAATTATCAAACAGTCTATCTTGTGTTTCTATTATGTTCATGTACTGCTTATAATTGTATTCAACATCAGCAGCAATATTTTTATTATGGCTGTCTAGTAGATACTTTGTATTTTCTACAATAGCATCTAGCCTTTTATCTTCATCTTGAATATAAGCATAATCTTTAATTGGAAGATAGTCTTCAAATGTTTTAAAGCCTAAGGACTTTATATATTTAAACTGTTCTGTGGGACCAGCAAATATAAAAGGATGCCTGTTTATAATTGTACGCCATGTTTTTTCTGTAACAAAGTCATAGTCGTCTGACCAAAAGTTAGGGCCTTCTGATAGTATACTGAAGTGTGTATCTTCAAATACCTTAGGTGTTAAATATCCAGGTCTTTTGTAAAACTTTGTGTTTACAATATCGTGCCAATCTCCATAAGTTTCTTGAGCATCTTTAATTAACAATTTAACTTCATCGTATCTATCGTCTATGCTTCTTTCAACGGTATCAATAAACTTGCTGTATTCTTTGTCGCTATATCTTTTTAAATGATTTCTACACCATTTGACATCTTCAGCATATGTTGGTTTAAAGAAACTCCATTCTGCTTTATCTAACATTCCTGCGTCATAAAACTTACTAAGCAGTCCTATTCTGTTTGACCTAGTTGCTGCACCACCAAGAAACAAAAACTTGTCCTTATTATCATACAACGGAAGTTGTGACTTTTTGTAGCAGTTGTAAACAAATCTTGCATGGTAAGGAAAATAGTGTATCTCAAACGGAACAGTAATATTTTTAAATTGTTCTCCTAGTGAAGATAGTATTACTAATTGAATGCCAAGTTCAGTTGTTTGTTTTTGTAAGTTATTAAAAAATTGCTGTAAGTTGCTGTCATCAAATGGTAGTATTCCTTCGTTTAGAACTATTCCTACAACGTGGGTACAACCTTCATCTGCGGCCTTTTGTATATCCATAGGAATATACTTCTCCGCCAAGGACACTAGTCCTTCGTCAGTATCCCACAGGATTTCGAAATTAAGTATTTTGCCTTTTTTCATCTGCTATTGCTTTTATTTCATCTTCAAGGTTATTATTAGACAAGTACTTGTGTAGACTTAGTCTATTTGTTTCTCTATCTCTATTGTACTCATTCCATCGGCTGTCCCCTATGCCAAAAAGAATACAATCGCTAGGTTCTACATCTAGTATTTCACAACAGCGTTCTTGCTTTGCTCTATAATTATCATATATGTAGTCAGGCGAAAAACTGTTGAGTAATTGTAGTCCTATATATGCTGATACCCTATTGATATATCCTGCTTTGTTTGTAACAAACAACGGATCGTCATCATCTTCTTTAGTTAATCTCATTCCTATTCTAGCATGAGCGCAGTATAGTGTTTTAGATAGACTAAATGTTACGTCAGTAATACATTCTCTATCAAGATTAAAGTCTATGCCGCTGCACACACCGAGGTAAGCACAATCAAGTAACACAGGTATTTTAAGTTTGTCACACTGATCAAGTAGCAAATCTAAATCCTTAGGTGTGTTGCCAGTATCGCTAAAAGGTAGACTTATCATAACAACGTCATTTCCAGCAAGAGGAGCATCATCCAACCACTCCCAATCATATCCGTTGTTCCTACAATTTAGTCTATGATATACATATTCTCCTTTGTAAAATCTAAATCTACGTTTATGATGTTTTGCATAAAACTTTTCAAACGCTTCTGTCGTTCCATTTGCAAAACAAGCATATGGATATTTTTCTAAACCTGTAACATTATTATTTTTTGTTTCTGATATCCACTCAATATATCTGTCTAAAAACTTTTTCAGTACATCTTGGTCTTGTGTAACTTTAGTAACGTCAATGTTAAGATTAGACAAGAACGTGGTAACCAGCGGATCTGCTATAGCAAATGCATTTCCAAAAGGCAAATGTTTCTTATCGTATTTGTTCTTCATGTACTACCTCCAACGGTATCTGTTCGTAGTGTTTTCTACTTAATCTAGGATCGTTTTTCCTATGTAATATTTTAGGGTTCTTGGGACACATTGCACAAAAACTTTCTGCTTTCCTATTAAAAAATTCTTGTAGCTCTTCATCTGTACAATCTGGTGTAAGTGCTTGGTACTTTAAATAAGGATCCCACTTACTGGATAATTTGTATGTTTTTGCTGTCATAGGCAAGTATGCTAATGGAGCACACTTATACAAATTATTCTCATGTATTTGCCAGCAGTCTTGACCTGTAATACAGTTATCCCAACTTTGTTGAGGATCGTTATCTTCATATGGCTCCATTGTAGATCCAAATCCTTTATACATTTTATACCAAATAACATCTGACTTCCAAAAGTCAACATTGATTCCGTATTTGTCAATCCAATCTAGTGCAGTTGCTTCTATGCCTTTCCAAAGTTCATTATATTCAGCATTGGTACCGTGTTTAGATATTTTTAATCCGCAATTATTATCTGCAAGTACTTTTGGTAAATCAGGATATCTATTCAATAGCACACCATTTGTTGTAATATCTAATCTTTCTAAACTAGGCTTATCCCATTTCTTGCGTGTAAGTTCTACAATATCGCAAATGCGTTTATTAAGTAATGGCTCACCTCCCAGTATATCTATTGTTTTAGGTGCTATTCTATGCGCCCAACTATCGTACCACTTTTCAATTTGTTCATATGTTACAGGAACACTATGCCCATGATTAGAAAAATGACAGCAGTTTTCGCATGTAAAATTACAAGCGTGTGCTACATGCCATTCTAAGTGAGATATTGATACCATACTACTACTTATCTTAAATATACGCACATAAATATACTTATGATAGCATTCAACGACCCAATTAGCGTTATAATCAATAACACATGCAACCTAACATGCAGCAATTGTGGAAGTAATAATCAATACAATTATCGTGGAGTATATGATTGGGCAGAGTACCAAAAGCATTTTGTAGAATGGCAAAAGAAAGTACGCTTTACTGAAATAAATGTTGTTGGTGGTGAGCCTTTTGTACACCCTGACTTGTTAACATGGGCTACAGAAATTAAGAAGTTATGGCCAGATGCATTGGTAAGTGTTGACACTAACGGAACATTACTTCATTTAGAAAAAAATATCCGTATTTCTAGAACCTTATTAGAAAACGATATTAAATTAATAGTGTTTTGGCATAGTGCTAATGATTTTGATAAAGGTAAAATATTTCTTAACAAAATTTTAGAACCTTATGAGATTAACATAATTGTTGATGATGGTGTTACTCGTTATTTTAAAGATGATAAGTGCATTGCTGAAATTGAATTAATTGATGAATATTTCCCTTCAACCATAAAAGAAATTAAAAACGGAATAGTATATCTAGATGATACTGATGATATACAAGGAAGTCATGATGTTTGTCATTATGCAGAAGACTGTACAGCAATACAATGCGGTCTTATGTATAAGTGCGCTCTACCAATGACATACGCAAATTCCAAAGATCAATTTAACTATGAGGAAAGAGTTAGGCCCCTACTAGATCAATATAAAGCATGTTCACCGTTTTGGGAATATGATGAAATTAAAAAGTTTATTGAAAATTTAAATAACCCTATACCGCAATGTAGGTTTTGTGCTTTTGATAAACGAGCAGGATCAAAGGATTTTAGAATCCCTGTTACATTTGATAAAAGTTTGAAAAAGTTTGCACATGAATACTGATTACCAAATTACAGATTGGCTACTTAATAAAAGTGATTTCGGTTGGCTTGAATTAGACATGGAGTTCGATTTAGACTCATGGAAGAAGGAAACTGCTGCTGCAAAATTTGTAGACCACAGGGGAGGAGAACATCCTGGTTGGAACAGTAGTTGCATACATGGCATTGATGTGGATAAAACTGGTGCGTGGACAAACTACGGCTATGAAAGAGAAGAAGATGTTCCTTACCAATGGACTAGTATAAGTGAGCATACACCTAGCATCAAAGGCTTTTGGGAATTGTTTCCATATGAACGCTATAGAAGAATACGTTTTATGCAACTTGAACCTGGCGGCAAAATAAGTCCGCACAGCGATGCTCCTGGAAAGTTACCAGGTGAAGAAAATTTAGACATGCTCGAGTTTGGAGTACCTATTAACGTAGCAATTATTCACCCAGACGACTGTCATATGACTCTTGAAGGACACGGTACTGTTCCTTTCAAAGAAGGAAAGGCTTTTATAATTAATATAAGAAACGTACATAGTTTTGTTAACAATTCTAACACACCTAGAATACACTTAATAGCACATGGTATACCAGGTAAACGTAAAGATGAATTTGTGGAACTTATAGCAAGAAGTTATAGGAAACAGAATGAACGATAGTATTAAAATATTAGATATATTCTACGGCAACAAATGTCAACTTGCTTGTGATCACTGCGATACAAGGAGTGACTACATACGACACGGAGAATTTGATCCTACACTTGATAACATTTTAGAAAGTGTTACACTTGCTAGCCAACAGTTTAATGTAGAGTGTTGGAGTGTGTTAGGCGGAGAACCTTTCTTATACACAGATACAGTTATAGCAATTATTGAACATATTCGAAGTTTAGAAAAAGAAAAAGATAAAGTTATCTTCTTTCCTACTAATGGTATTGCATTAAACAAACCAAAGGTAATGGATCTTGCTGTAGAGTTAATTACAAAACATAATGTATGGATGCAAATTTGTAGTCATGTAGCAGCATGGGACGTTTTAGCAAAGCATAATCAAATGTTAGAAAATGTATACGATCTTGCAGCTCGAGTAGGATATGATAAAGTTGAACCTACAAGCAGTTGGTGGTCTTCTATAATGAACTTGGGAGGTGGCAATGCTGCTTGGCAAGAGTTTAATAGACGAAAAGGTATGGACTTAACCATGGAAGAGTCTCCTAACGAAGCAGCATGGATGAATGGGAAAAGTGGCATATATTATATGGAAGCTCATAGTTTTCAAAAAATACATAACAGAGATGACTTAGGAAAATTAAGGCCGTTTAATCAAGGAGATCCTGAATCATCATATTGGAATGGTTGTCCTAGTTGTTTTTGTGCAATGCTAATTAACAAGAAAGTTTACAAATGCGGAGCATTAGGTACACTTAAAAATGTACTAACAAAAACAAAACAATTAGACGATGAAGATTGGCAGCCGTACTTAAATTACAAACCGGTGGACTTAACACTTAACGATCAAGACGCTATAAACAATTTTTATAATACACACTACTCACATATAGATGCTTGTAATATGTGTCCTAAAAATGTTAATCAAGTAAAACAAAATGAACAAAACGTACTACCCAAGTACGCAAAAAATAGATTATAAATCTATCTTATCACTAGGAATATAAACTACAGCAAACACCCAAGGCTCGTCTGAGTTGTTCCACGCACCGTGTAGGTACTGTGAGTCAAACATAAACATTGGTGCTGCTTCTGGAGTAAACGCTTTATTGTCTACATGAACACCTATGGTGTCAGGTGGTAGTCCTTTAGGATATTGCAAACTAATAACCAAGTTTCTATTAGAAGACTCACCTACAGGAACTCCTGGCTTATCTACATGATCCTCTATTCTTGCTCCACTTGCAAGGCTATGTAGTTCAACTTCATAATCAAAAGCCAAAGCGTCAATGTGCTTTTTAAAGTACTCCATTAAGAAGTCTGGAATATATTCTTCAGGTGAATAAAATTTTATGTATTTCCATGCACCTTTAAAGTCATCAGGATCATCGAGGTATTCTTCGTCCTCTTCTTGCATTATCCAATTACTTGTATATGTTGTTCCTGTATCAGTACCGACAGCATTATGCCAATATTCGGCATCCATATCCTCTGTATCTTTGACATTTTTATCTTCCAAAAACTTTATCGCAGCATTAATATCAAAGTCTTTAAAACTATCAATAAAAGGCTGCAATTTAGGGAAGTCTTTATATGTGTTAAGATCTATCAGTTCGATGTTCATACCAATATTTATGCTATAAATATTTGTCATGGACTTAAATGACAAATTAGCATTCTGTATTGTAGATGATATAGATACATATAAAAACGATAGCATTAAACAAACTATTAGAAATATTGTTGACTTTACAATATCCAATCTGCGTACCAAAGGGTATACAGTAAACATAGGTAAAAACGAAGATCAACTATTACAAAATCTAAAAGGTTATAAACATGCAGTAGTAATGAGTCCTGGCACAGAATTTATTAACGGCTTTGCGTTCTTTGAAGCACTAGATAAACTAGTAGAACAAGACTTTTTTGTAGCAGGACATATATTAGATCGTACTATGCACAATGCTTATTATGAACTGCATCATCAATGTTATGTAATTAATATGGATGCCTACAACGCATTTAAACGCCCTACAGTAGGCGCTTTAGAAAAAGACATAGTACATACCCAACTAGAACCTAAACGCAGCGTAGACAACATACACGACGACTATACGCCTATAACTGTAGCAAAAGGGTACAAGCAGGTTACGTATGCTAACAGATGTCATGGATGGAATCTATTAAAAGTAGCATTTGAATGGAACTTGCCTGTTATTGTATTTGACGATAGTATTCGTAATAACAAATGCCATTACTATCCTGAAAGCACAGAGGACTTTTTAAAACAGAAAGAACATATTGATCACAAATTAAAATACTGCGAGGAAGAATTCGTACATACTGACAACACAGAATGGACAACTGGCATTACAGAAAAGTATGAACAAGTTGTGCTACCTGCTAGTGGAACACTATACTTAGACTTAATAGATAAAGGGCGTGTAGTGTTTTATGATTATAATAAAAAAGCACTAGACTACTGGAAAGAAACATGTCCACGTAAGGACGGCATAGATTATTTGTTTGTGTATACTAATTTGCTTGAAGAACAGAACCTTATAAACTACTTAGATGTTAATCTAAAAACATTGGTTAACTTATCTAACGTATTCTGTTATGAAGGCACAGCAGCAAAGTACAGTTTAGAACAAAGGCTAACTGCACAAAACAAATTATTAAAGGTACTAGATACAGTATCTGATGTAAAGATTAACTTTACTATGAAAGCTGATGCTGGGCATTAATTAACTCAAACACATCTTGATTATTTTTGTTACCACCTATATGGTTGGCTGCCCATGTGTCAAACCCTTTTATGTCTTGATCAACAAAATTATACAAAGGAGTTTCTATTTCAACTCCGTGTTTCCAATCATATGTTTTTTCAAAACTCCACATATGGATTATTTTACTTTTTACCTTGCTTAATACATTTAGGTCAAAGTATTGCAGTGCTGCTTTTTGCTCAACACTTGCTTTTTCGTAGTCGTGTAAATGTTTAAAATATTCTGCTGCTGCATTAATTTTTTTACGAAAGAATAAATCCTTGAAAGAATAATCCTTCCATTGTTTGTTTTCAATACTGCCTTTTGTAATGTTTCTAAGTTTAGCATCGTACAACCTGTTATAGTCTGTCCAGCAAAAGATAGAAATATCAGGTACATCACTTTCATTAAATTGTTTTAACATGACATCCCACACTGAGCTTCCGCCATATCCTAAATTTGTAATTTTTGCATCGTGATGATTTCTTAGTTTTTCAATATAAGTATCGTAACCTTTTGCAATGCTATGTGGGTTAGATGTTTCGCAACAGAAACTATCTCCGTAAAATCCTATTGTTAGTGGCATGAGTATTCAGTCACCTGTAATACTATTCTTGGAACAAAAGAAAGATTAGCAGCACCGTGTTCGTCTTGTGAGTTTTCATATTGGAACACATCACCTCTCTTGTAATTTGCTACCATTGAGTTACCGTATATAAAAACATGTCCCGGAATAAAATCTTGTAAAGGAACCCAATAACGTTTACAGTTTTGATCATCATGAGTATGTGGATCTGTGTGCATAGGCATCATTTGCCCAGGTAGAAGTTTAGTAATCCACCAATGACATTTACCGTCTGCCCAAGGAAATGTTAAATCTATCTGTAGGTCTTGTTGCTCGTATACATACCACATTGTCTTACTAAAATCTAGTGCGGATTTTCCTTTTTCCCAAAGTGCTTTTTCAACTTCGTTTACAGGTTTCCAATCTCCAGGACGGGCTTGTCCTTCTGTAATCATCACAAGGTCATTAAGGTCTCTGCTTAGATCCTTACCGAAGTTACCTATCCACTCCATGTTTCTAATATGTTTTGAGATGATCAATCCCTAGCCTCTTTCTAAAATCGTTTGTAAATTTACAGTCAATGCGTAAACCGTATTCAACTTCTACACTGTTTTCTCCGCCGTGCCAGTCTTGGTCATTCCAAAAAGCAGCGTTACAGTTTAAGTAATGTTTGTTCTCGCTCTCTGGATCCCAAATATAAAATCCTCTCTTTGTGCGATAGCGTATATGTATGAATTCATTATTGTGCGGACTATATTGTTTATCATCGTGTACTCCGTTGTCTGCATCTAGGTCTCTGTGTTCAAATGCTCTACCATTATGATCGCAGTGAAAGAAAATAACTCTACCAATGCGTTCAATGATATTATTTGCTTGTAAATCTTCTACCCATTTTACGACACCTGGAAAGTATTTGCTTTCTTCAGTCTTTTGTCTTTCAGCGTTACGTTCATTCCAGTCACCTTCATTCCAAAGGAAGTAGTAAATGTATGGATCATTAGCACCCATTGTTGCTTTTAAATAGCGTGTGAATATATTACGCTGTTTGTAATCGCCAAAGTCTGTAGGCAATATTTTGTTACCTTCGATTTTAATAGGATCGTTATCATCTAATGCTTGATACTCGTCCCATGCTTTGTAAATTGGTTTCCAATTAAGAATATAACTGCTATCCTTCCATTCAAAGCCAGGAGCCATCCAAGTACCTTCTTTTGCATAATCTCTTGCTAATGCAAACCCTCTAGCAATCTCAGGATGCAGATCTTTGAAAGACGAAATGTCTAGGTGTGAATCTAAGTTAATGTAAGGCTTTCCGCCAATTCCTCTAATCATGTATATACTTACCGTTAAATAGTACTATGAGTAACAACTTTGAATATTATTATAACACAGTTCCTGGTAAAGGTCAATGCCGAAATAATCTAATATACACCAGTTTGATTAGTAAGGATAAAAAGACATTTTGCCAATGGTACTACAATGATGAACAATATCATGGCGGGCATAATCAAGTAGTGGATCCTAACCTAATGGAGGAAAAATGGTTACGTGAAATTAACTTTATACAGCAAATGGAAATGAAGTACCCACAGCATGTGCCAGAAATACAAGATATTGACTTTATCAATAAAAAATTATACTTAAAAATTGATGGGCCTGACATGTGGGAACTAGCAGGCTGTGAAGGTAACGACTACAGTGTAGTTGATAATTGGGAAGAACAAATGCTTGAGATTATTCAAGCACACAAGGACTTGGGGTTGTACAAATACAGTATGCACCCTAGCAGTTATTTTGTAGTTGAGGGGAAACTAAAAAGTATTAATTACTTCTTTACATATAGTGATCAGGATCTTGGTATTAGTTTACGCAGTGTAATGAGTCACATCAGTGAAGATAGACAAGCAGACTTATTTCCTAAAATGGAAGCTGCTGGAATCGACGTAAACAAAGATACTCCTCATTCACAAATACAGTTACTAGCATTTGATAGTTTTAAAACAAACTTCCCTGATGAAGTTATGGAAAAGGCAAAAGCAATCTATGCATAAGATGGTACAGTGGCACAAAGACTTAGACTTGTCTGAGTTTTACAATGAAGCAGGTCGCCGCGGCTTTGTTAATAACGCAAGTCAAAAAGTAATGATCGACTGCTTTCACAATGAACGTGAATGGAATGCTTGGATACTTTATAGTGATGACAAAGCAATAGGGAGTGTAGCAGCTCACTCCTTTGATGATGTTATGGGGCCTAACTCATATAGAATACTTACAAGAGTATGTACGTTTGGAGAAGCAAGACCACACAACGGATTAGTAAAAGCAAATAGGCTTTGTGCTGAACATCAAAACTTGACAGATCAGTTTATGCTTCCTGCTTGTTTAGAATGGACAAAAGGTAAAGGTAGAGTGTATGCAACTTCAAACAAAAGTAAAGAAGGAAGTCAACGTTTAGTACATTCAATATACTTTCCTACACTTGCTAAGATAGGTGTTGTAAGCAAAGTCAAAGAAGTGCATTACAGGCATACTGACCAAACAGTTTGGGAAATACACCCCGATAAATTTTATGCTAATTTAGAATTGTACCCTAGATGGGTCTAAGTTAGGATTAATACGTTCTAATTCTTTTCTAACGTGTTCAGTTAGTTTCCACCTAAATTCAATTTGCCTTATAGTAGGCTTCTGTGCCCAAAACATAATTGTGTCAACAATATCATTTAATGGTGTATTGTAATCGCTTAAAAACGCTGTAGTATCGTCACCTTGTATTTCGGTGCCTTCTATAAAACTTAAATCTAAATGCAGTATAGGAATGCCGTTAGGATTAATACTCTCTAACCTACATGCTTCTGCAAGTGCTTGTTTATCATGCACATAGTCTGTAGGAATAAGCTCAGGATAGTGTCTACTAACGCTGCCCATAACAACCATCATATTCACTTTGTCTTTAAGTGCGTGGAACAGTTTTAATTGCTGTCCGTCCCTATATGCATTGTTTACAAAAAAGTCTGCACCAGTAGCTTCTTGTACAATCTTATCAAAGTCTTTTTCAATGTCATAACCGTTACTACGACTCATACCTATAATCTCATGACAACTAACTTCTGTAAACTTATCAAATATTGCTTTACCAATACCTTTGGTATGTCCTGTAATTACAATTTTATTTTCACTCATTTATATCGTATCCTGCAAATGTAAAGCCTGGGTTATCTAACCAAAACTTAATAGTATTACTAATTAGGTCATAGTTGGCATAACTGCTGCTGGTTAATCTCAAATAGAGCATAGGATGTTTGCTGTGCAACGACTGCTCTACTACATAATTTTCAAGTTCTAACTTTTGTTCACTGTATGTTGGCATACTAAAATCTTTAAACGTTGAAGCAATACTGCCACATACAACTAGTCTACATCTATCCTTTAATGCTTCTACATATTTGATCTGAGCACCTTTTGCGTGTGCGTTTAAAATAACAACACTGTCAGAATCAATGTGAGAGCATATAGCATCTATGTCTTGTGAAAGGTCATAAGGTCTATCAAAATTTACGCAATTAAATTCTTTGCGTAAATGTAATCCTAATCCTTTGTTGCTTCCTACTATATAAAATTTCATTTTACTAGGTCATCTAGATTATCGAAAAAGTCGTCACCTAAATGATTTTCAATTACCTGTCGTAGTTTACTGTTTTCTAAATTTTTAAGTTTGCGATATAGCACTACGTTACCTCGCTGAATATCCATAAACTTTTTAACGTAAAATGTATCATCAAATGTTGGATTTTCTTCTGGCACAAAGTCCTCCCTGTCTGTAAAACCTACTCTGTTTGTTTCACTAAAGAAACAACTGGCTATCCATTTTGTTCCTTTACTAATTACTGTACTTTCGTGTATTGTACTCCAATTCTTGGCTTCATCGTAAGATTGCTTAAAGTATAACATGCTTCCTTTCTTAGGTTTTACATCAACGTTTAACTTTGGAAAGAATGTTGTGCCACCTTCGTAGTCATCATTAAGATACAGTATAGCAGTTCCTACTCTATCATTGCTTCCGTGAGAGTAGTAATTAATTTTATCAGGGAAATAAGGATAATCGTGGTGTAAGTCTAAGTATCTACCTTTATCATAATTGTATATGTCAATAGCTTCAATATGAGAGTGTTGTAGTCCGCAGTTATCTACAATTGAATTTGCAATAGTATTATAGTGATGTGGATCCATACCAAGACTAATACCTCTTTGTTCCACATCTTCTGTTACCTGTGTATAACTTTCTTGTCTGCTCTGCTTTCCGCTGTCTGGATTCATTCCATCTGCAATGTGTTTAGCAATAATTTCGTCACACATGTCTTCTGAGACAGCATTGTCAAAAACTATGATAAGAGGTTCTTCACAATATATTCTACCTTTAGCCATATTTAATACTGGCAACGGAACGGCATCATCTTCTAAAACAGTTATCTGCCCAGCGTGTTCTTTACCGTTGTACATAAATCTTTCAAAAGAAATCTTTTGTCTTTCTTTCATAGTCTTTGGTTCACTAATCATGTGCCATTTCTCACATATAATCTGATCGCCCTTATCAGTCTTGACAAAGCCAAAACCTTTTGCGTCATTGAACCACTGTACTATTCCTGTTTCCATTACCATGCGTTCCATATGTACTTAGGCACTGTTCCGCAATTAGTTCCGGCGTGCCAAATCTTTCTATCTACCCACTCGTATGTTGCACCTTGTGGAATATTATAAAATGTTTCATTGCCTGCAATAAAAATATGCCCCCATTGCGGACTACCTATATGGCAATGATATCTAGGACAATCAGGAATACTTTCTTCATTGTCATGTACGTCCCAATGAATAGGTGCAAAACGTCCTGGGTGTATTCTACTTATCCACACATTTTTACAGTCTAATCCGTAAAACTCGTTCCAAGCATCAACTATGCTTTGGTCAAACTGTTTGCCTGGAATAAACATATCCCAACCTGCTGTGCCACCTTCGTGTACAGTTTTATATCCTGCTTGTTCCCACATATCTAATATAGGATCTAATCCAGGAACAGTATCACCACGTTTATGGCTAGGTCCTACATATTCAGGATCAACACTTGCACATTGATCAATTACACTATCCCAATCAATAGTGTTACATATTCCTAAATGTTTAATCTGCATCTGCATACCTATGATTTACTTTACTGTGATGTTCTTCATCTGCTCTTACACATTTAATTAAGTCTGACAGTCTAGCAGTCTTTTTCATCTTGTAATAATCAATTGCTAGTTGTGGAGCAGGAACATTTTCTACTTCTCCATTCTCTACCATTGCTAGATAGTCTGTATAACTCCTAACTGCTTCTTCTTCAAAGTATGCAATCATTCTGTGTGCAAGTCTATAACTGATAATGTAAATTATAAAATAGAATATCATAAAAATGATTTGTGCTAACACAACTAATAGTCTTTCAAACACATTAGGTTTAGCAATTGCAATGAAAAACATTAAATGCATTCTTTCATTTTCTGCTTCTTCTAACATCTCTCTGATATCAGGACCAAAACCTGTTTTCATTTTACGCAAACTTTTAAAATGCAACCACATGCCTGCAACCATACCAGGCACACCTGCTACTGTTTCTAGTACAACTGCTCTGTGTCCATATCTTTTAGCAAAAAATGTATCTGCAAAGAATCTAAAAAACTTTGTCATTCCCATTGCTAATGCATTTCTAATTTTCATTTGTTTGGCCTTCCTAAAAAATGAAACAGGTATTGTTTGTGTATTCCCATACTTGTTCCTGCATGATGGCTTCTATAATTATCCCATTCATATATGCTACCTTGTATTTCATTATGGAAGCACTGGTTTTCTAGTATAAGAACATTACCCCACCTTGGCTTATCTATAAAGCATACCCAACGTTTTAGCTCTCCTAATGATAACCATTCTTCTTCTTTATCTTCGACATCCCAATGATATGGAACATTACGCCCAGGATCAACTTCGCTTACAAAAACTCTTAATGGCTGTGCGTTTACTAGTTTTGCAAACTTATTTTGTATTTCAATATCAAAATGTTCACCTGGATAGTAGTCATGCCAGTATATTTCTTCTAAATTATAACCAGCACCTTGCCATGTTCCTATAATATCTCTATAACTTTGAAGTAGTGGACCATCTGATTCTGCTTCGCTACGGTCAACTACACTTGTAACTGTATTCTTATCACCTGTAGTACATTCCATACATTTCTTTACAATAGGATCCCAATCAATAATAGATTGTGTACTACCAAAAAATTTAGGCATTGAATAACTCCTCGTATATGTAACTCATATTCTGATCTCCCCATAAAACATGTGTGCTTAAACTACGCTTAAACATAATTTCTAAGTTTATTTTGTCTTCAACAAGCTCACCTGTTTCATCTAACCTAAATTGTGCTGTATCGTGTATAATACCTTGCATGTACTTTTCTTCAATATAAGGATCATCAATAGGAACACAGCCGTACCAGTCTATACATTTCATTTGTTTGTAATCTGTAATATAATGACAATGTGGATACATTGTTAATTTGTATATACCTTCGTCAAATTGATCAACAATTATATCTCTAATTTGTCTACGCCACATATACTCTGGCCACTCTTCAACTTCAGGATCATAAATTACTTGGTTACAACTTTTACCATACCACTTGATGTAAATTTTTTGATTTTTGTAATCTATATCTTTTACCTCTGGTGCATACTTTTTATCTTTGAATAATTCAAGATAAGTTAATTCGTTTTGAAAAAACCAATCAACAACTTCTTTTGTATACAATGGTCGATGCTGTATATCTCTATATGCGTATTCGTTTGGAAATCCGTAGTTCTTACAAAATGTTTTTCCATCTTCACTTACAAGAGGTTCATAAGTTTGTTGTGCCATACAAGGACGGCCAATGCTATCAAGTTTTAAGTAATGGTTCCATTTCATACAATAGCCTTCCATATCTCGATAGTTTTATCAAGTCCTTCGTCTAATGTAACTTTTGGTTCCCACCCTAGTTTTTTCTTAATTAGTGTATTGTTAGAGTTAAGCCAGTAAATCTCTCCTGCACGAAATAGTTTTGTATCCCAGTTGATAGTTCCTTTCCAGTCTAACTTTTTAGCAATTAGTTCTGCATAGTCTCTAATCTTAATAGGATTATCCGGACCAATTGTAAAAATACTTCCGTCATTACATTTATCAGGATTGTTAATTACTGTTTCCCAGGCATCTAGCATATCGTCAACAAAAATAAAATTACGATACGGCTCAGCATAACCTAAGTTACACTTGTCTGGATTAGTTAACATTTGATTAATAATTTGTTCAGTTACAAAAAACTCATTATCCTTTCTGCCATAGCAGTTTGTTTGCCTTAGAGCTGTAAAAGGAAAGTCATAACAACGATGTGCATATTCTAAATATTTTTCACAACCATACTTTGCAACTGCATACGGAGCATTAGGATTAGGAACAGTGTTTTCGTCAAATGCTATAGATTGCTTTGGTGTACCGTGTTCTTCAATTTCATCTGAAATAGGTTGCCACCCGTACACTTCCATTGTACTTGCAAACACAAAGTTTCTTAAATTTTTTACCTTGGCTGCTGTTTCAATTAAGTTAACTGTGCCAACATAATTAATTTCACTAAATGTAATCTGCTCGTAAAAACTTTGTTCGACTTCTGTACGTGCAGCAAGATGAACAATAATATCAGGTTTTACTAATAATACTTCGCCAGCAACTGATTGATGATCTAGCAAATCGCTTTTCAAATGATGCACTTCGTGATTCTTTAGTCTTTCGGATAGATGAGAACCTATGAATCCAGATGATCCTGTCATTAAAATTTTCACTGCCAATACTCCATATAATAAATATACTTATGCTAAAAAGTGCTACTATTAAAGAATTCAGGCAGACCGCAAAAGGTTATAACGATATACCTGATGATGTTAAAATACTAGTAGAAACAAACGGTAACAGTGACGCTGCTTTTTACATAAGTGATTGGTATCTACTAAAAATTTACGATGAATCTTTAACAATTAGCAGTGATGTGCAACAAAAGTATTCTACACTTATTGAAAAAGTAAAAGAGCATAATCTAAACTATGCTGCCATTCATGTATGCAATACTGCTATGATGGAAGAAGTAAAACGTAAAAATAAAGGAAGAACTGTAATAGAAGTTAGTGCAAATACTTTATTGGTATTACACCGTTATTAATTTCATATTTGGTGGAACAGGAATTTGATTTACTAATCCTGCTTCAATGTTAAACTCTATACCTTGCTCAACAACTTTTACGTTGCTAATGACTTTTTGATTGTTTGCTGCTCTGTTTAACCATGGACTTAGATACTTATCAAACTCGTATCTTACGTTTCCTTCTGAGCCTGTTATTCTAACATGCTTTGGATCATTAATAATATTCTTAGGTAGTAACTTTCTTACAACTAGTTGAGCTCTTATGTGAGCACCTATATTCATTGCAGTGTGTGGAATACCTGCGTCCATGTCATACCATTTACCGTCAAGCACAGTTTTAAACATTTCTTCTTTTTCTAAGTCAATAAGATAGGCTTCGTCGCCACATAAATTTAAGTGCCATCGATTGTCAATGTCTGCATGTGAAGTATAGCAACTAGGCGATTCTAAAATAATAATTCTAGCTTGTCCTTTAGGTTCTGGTAAACTATTCCAAATAGATTCCCATTGTGTACCCAAGTACTCTGGTTTTAACTGCCAAGGATCATAAAAGAAACTGCCAGTCTGTTCTGAAATATTAAACTTTCCTATTTCGTAAACATCGCCCATTACACCCTCTATCACCTCTAAAGGTACTGTATATTTGGTATTTTGGATCATATGCATATTTACCGGAACTACGATATGTGCGTATAAAACTTGGTAAATATCGTTATGCGTAAGATAAAGATCGACAATGTGTCCATTCCAGTCGATATAAAATGGAAAAACATTGGTATTAGTTTAAGTGGAGGAGCAGATAGTGCGTTACTTGCGTACTTGATTTGCAAAAATCTACATGACAACTGCAAGGTACACATCAGCACACAAGTTAGAATGTGGAAATCACGCCCATGGCAAGAACATATTTCAGCAGAAGTATTTGATTGGTTTGTGGGATACTTTCCTGATCTTGAATTTGAAAGGCATGTTAATTTTATACCGCCTGAACTTGAAGAGCCTAATTCAACTATGATTAAAGATGCCTACGGAAAAATGAAACCAGGTAACAGAATTATATTGAGGTCTTTTAACGAATATCTTGCACACAAGGTAAACTTAGATGCTTGGTATGCAGCAGTGACACTAAATCCAGATGTAGAATTTGATGGTGCAATGAGCGATAGACAAGAACCTACTATAGATACTATAATGGAACACATGGGAGTAACAGTTTGCCATCCGTTTGTTGCAAGTAAGAAAGACTGGGTTATAGAACAATACATAAAAAATGATATTGCTGAACTGTTAAACATCACTAGAAGTTGTGAAGGCGACAATGATGCATATCCAGAAGTTTTTAAAGGACTAGATTATACAACATACACACCTGGACAGTATGTACCAACATGCAAAAAATGTTTTTGGTGTCAAGAAAGACAATGGGGAGTAATGAATGCCATGCAAAAGTAAAACATTTTGTATGCACCCTTTTACAGGCTTGGCAACAAGAGAAGACGGAGCCATTAAGGTATGCTGTCGTAGTCAACCAATTGGTTGGATACAAAATGAAACAGTAGAAGAAGTGTGGAATGGCGACAAGATGAAAGAAGTCAGACGCCAGGTAATGAATGACGAGCGACCAGATGTTTGTAAGCCGTGCTTTGATCTTGAAGATCAGGGTGTAGAGAGCTTACGACAGCGTCATATAGCAGGAGTAATACCTGAAGCAAGGGTAAACTTATACCCTGATGCTTTAGACGCTTTAAACGAAGATTATACAATGCCGTTTGAACTTCCTACTATGGAAATAAAACTTAACAATCTTTGTAATTTAAAGTGTCGTATGTGCAATCCATTAGATAGCACACAATGGAAAGATTGGAATCAAGTTACTGAATTTTATAAAAAAGAAAACAACTATCTTATTCCTACTGTTGAAAAACTAGTTGATACACCTGGAAAGTATATAGGTCCGTTTGATAACTCAGATAACTGGTGGAGTAGTTTTGAAAAACTATTGCCTTTCTTTAGGCGTGTAGAATTTGCAGGTGGAGAACCTTTAATGGATCCATACCACTATAAAATTTTAGATAGACTAGCAGAGTATGGAGAAAATATAGAAATTAAGTATGCTACTAACGGCACAACATTAGGTATTAAAGGTGGACGTACTATTCATGACTACTGGCCTAAGTTTAAAAGTGTTGCAGTAAATATAAGTATAGATGGTTTGCATGATACATATGAATATATTAGAGGCAATGGTAAGTTTAGTGAAGTAGAAGAAAACGTAAAAGTATTTAAGAGCTTTCCTAACGTAAGTAGAGTAGTAGGCGCTTTTACAGTCCAAGCAAATAACATTATGCAGATTTGTGATGTTATTGATTATTTCTTAAATGATATGGGTATTATATTTTACTCACATAGAGTAAACTATCCTATGTCTTTGTCAGCACAAGTAGTGCCGCCAGAACTAAAAGAAAAAGTAATAAAAGACTTAGAAGCAATGAAAACTAAAGTTTTAAATTATGATGCTATAAAAGAAAATGAATTGCTTAAAAAAGTTACTCTACAACAAATACAAGACAACATTAATTTTTTACAGGCTAAATGTATGCACGACACACATTGGCAAGACTGTATAGCATTCAACCATAATTTAGATAAAACTAGGGGGCAAGACTTTCTCACAGCCAACCCTGAGTTCGCTCCTTATGTTTAACCTTATATTAACAAACGGCAAAGAAGATACTAGTATACCATTTAAAGTTAGAAATACTAGTATTGCTAAAAAATGGCACAAAGAACTTTTAAAAAATTATAAATTATACGAAATAGATAGATTTACTAACTGGGGTACGCATAATCTTATTGATGAACTTAATCAATGTATTAAAGAAATAAAACACAGTGGAGTTTATATTGATCGATATATCAGTACTAATAGTACTAGTATGCAACAAGATTTAAACTATCTGCATAAATTTTTTGAAGACTTACGTGGCGAAGCAACCATAGGAACAGAATGGTTTAATAATTCTCCAAAGAAAATACAAAAATGCGTAGAGCGTTTTAATATTCTTATACATAAATTAGAAGCAGAGTTACGAACAACGAATCATCCTACAGTAGTAGTTACTTTTAAAGATAGACCTGTGATGAACCTATCACAAGAAGATATGAAACACTTTACATTTCAATGGACTCACGGAACTGTATACATAAATTATTGTCAAGTTGGAAAAACAGTTTTAGATATCTTTAAAGACAAAGATGGTGTAGCCAAAGGAATAAGACCTCAAGAATTTTATAGTGCAGATTTTATGGTTAAGTTTGGTCCTACAATACCTTATCCAATGTACTTACTAAGAAAAATTTATATAAATTTATGGATAAAGTTACAATCATTTAAATTTAAAAATCTTAATTTAGGAATGATTCCTGTAGCAGATCTAATTGAAGATATTGACATAACACATTTAAAAAAATATAATGAAGTTAAAGGTGTACAATGCATAAAGTAATAAGCAAATGGCCGCATCAAGATAGTGTTCATGTTGAGTGGAACCTTGGCAAACGTTGTAACTTTGATTGTAGTTACTGCCCAACAGAAATACACGATAACACCAGCCCACATACAAATATTAAAGTATTGTTAGATGCAGTTGATGCACTATCTGAAATTGATAAATCAATGCGTGTAAGTTTTACAGGCGGTGAACCTTGCGTACACCCAAAGTTTACAGAACTTGTTGATCATGCAAGTCAGCGTGTTGATTGGATCAATGTAACTACTAACGGCACACGGACAGCACAGTACTACAGTGATCTTAATGTAAATCATATTGTGTTTAGTTTGCATGTAGAAGACGATGAACATTGGAGAAGATGTGCAGAAACTGTATTAATGTTTTCTCAGATAAATGAAGGTGCATATACAAAAAAGCCATTTCAAGTCAACTTAATGGCACATCATAAACTTATGGATAGAGTAAAAGAATGTGCTACAATGTTTGACGGACACAGCATTCCTTATGTTGTAAGACGAATACGATGGACAGAAGGTGACCATGATGTGTTTGATGATTTAAAATATGAAGGTAAAGATTTAGAATGGATACTTAATCAAACATCAACAGCAAAGCCTAATGTTATTATTGACGATAAAGAAGAAATGCATGCCAACGATGTTATTAAAAAACATCTAAATCAATTTGAAGGTTGGAAGTGTAGTGCAGGTATAGAAAGCCTAATGATTAATTGGGACGGTGAAGTTCACCGTGCTACTTGTAGAGTTGGCGGAAGTATAGGTAACATTTATGACGGTAGTTTTGAACAACCGGAAGATTGGATAACTTGTACTCGTAAGTGGTGTACTTGTGCCGCTGACATCCCTCTTACAAAGGAACTTTCCATTTCGTAATGTGTGTGTCAGGTTGACAACTACAACTAGTCCTTGGACAAATAATAGTTTTTAAATCCATTTGTGCTTTATTAAATCTTAAAATAAAATCCTCTGCAAACATACTAATATTTGCATCAGCAAATACTTGTTCTTGACAACTACCTGTAACTCTACCGTCATGTGTAATAACTAAATTTTCTATAGCAACGTTGCATTTCCAGCCTTTAAAATAGTTTGCCTGTTCCATAATATATTTGTTTGGTGTTGCAGGTACTATAGCATCGTTATCATATATTGCTATACTTTCATGTATTCTAAATCTATGTAGGTTAGATATAATCCAATCCGAATCTGGAGCACGTTTTATTGGCTGCTGCAAGTATTTCATTTGTTCATCATTGTAACTACCTATATCGTAGCCGGGAGCATCTACTACTTCTTTTGCTTGTATAATCCAGCGTTGCTTACTGGTTTTCATTTTCTCAATTAGTTCGATACATCTATCCCACGCTGTTGCATCCATTAACATAAGTGCGGTTACATCTGTTCCTCTTCCAAAGAGATGATCAGCAACTGCAATAAAGTTATCAATGTCTACATCTTTTTGATGGCAACTTAAAACAAACTCATCTACATCTTGTGTATTTTTTTCAAACCATCTTACAGTTCTACTTCCGTTAGTGGTACATTGTATATGAACACTATGATTTTCTTTTATTTCTTTACAAAACTTTGCAAAGTGAGGCCATAATGTAGGCTCGCCTCCACCTACAACGTTAATCTTAAAATGTGTTTTATTATGTGCTAATGTATAATAATCAAATAATGCTCTAAAGTTTTTTATTACTGTATCTATATTTTTAGGATAGCGAAGTCTGTTAGTAACACTACCTGGAAAACAGTATTCGCAAGAGAAGTTACAAATGTCAGTTGGCCAGAACCTAATATCTAATGTTTCAGGATCTTGTGTAGTAGCAATTTTAATTAATTCTCTCATAGTAGATGTGCTAACTCTGGAAATACCTTTGCTGCTTCTAAACCTCGTATAGCATCAAGTTTATTTGTGTATTCCTTGAAGCCTGGTAATAAGTGACTGTTGTCCTGTGCATTCATATGATTAAGAACTGCTTCCCAACGTTTCCACCCATATGGATTATGTTTCCAATATTCGTCATCTTGTCTATAGTTTTTCCATAGCCAATCTTTGAAGTCCATAAAACGTTCTTTAACTTCTTCTTTATCTTCTTTAGGTAAAATTTGTATACTTAGAAATGTTGGAATGTATAGTAAGTGCATGTTAACTAGCCCACCGCCCATTTGTACTCCACCTGGAACTTCACCAACATTTAATTTTTTAAAGCCGCTTTCTAGTTTCCATTTCATAAAGTCTGGTAAGTGTTTTACGTTGAATATTTGAATTGCTGTTGCTAAACTTGTTTGTATGTTGTCAGGTGTGTTATCTAACATGTGTAATGTTTTTTCTACAGTTTCAAAGTTTGTAGGAAAACGTATGTATTCGTCACGTTCGTGACTAGCGTCCATGCTTACAGCAAATTTAACTTTCTTAAACTTTGACCAAAGCTCAATCAAATCATCATCAACTAGCAATCCGTTACTGTTATAGCGTAACAGTATTTTATCTTGATATCCTTGCCTGATAATTTCTTCAATAAATCTTTTGTGTTCTCTAATCATTAACGGCTCGCCGCCTGCAAAGTATACTTGTTTTAAGTTAGGAATCTGTGCATTCATTTCTTCCCAAAACGTATCTTTTTCATGCCATTTGTTATTGAACTCTTTTCTATCCCATTGCATTTGCCTTTTAACTTCAGGATCTTCTAATACAGGAATTAATTTTTTATGGTCAGCGACCCACTTGCTACTATCGTGTGGTGAACACATGACGCATTTAATATTACATGTATGTCCTAAACGTAAGTCTAAATATTTTAAATTTTCAGGAACTGTGCCATCTTCTTTTGTTTGTCTTACAAGTTCAGGTATATCAACACCATCTTCCATCCAAGTATAACTTTCCCAAACACGTTTACTTGCAACTCCTTTCTTCTCTTCCTCAAAGCATTTTTTACAACTTGCAGGAATATTACCTTCAAGCATTGTGGTTCTTACATTTTTCATGTAATCATTATTCCATGCTTCCATAGGAGTTTCGTGACCAAAGTTTGCAGGCTTGCCATGATTCATTTTAACTAAACCTACTTCGTGATCACCACCTGCACCACTAGCATTTGACGAACAACATAATCTCATATCTCCGTTAGGTCTTGTTGCAAAGTGTATCCATGGTAAAACACAAAATGTTTTTGTGCCAGCGGCCTTGGCTATGGCGTCTGTATATTTGTCTAATTCAGACATTAAAATCTTCCCATTAACATATAACGTGTATATTTAGGTAACTCTAATTCATCTTTAACTAGTATAGTTTTTAATTTAGATTTTTTTTCAAAACTGCTAACACTATTAGAACAGTTTACATGTTCTTCTAGTTCAAAATAATTATTAGATTGTAAAATCACTTCAGTACTTGTTGGTACACGTTTTGCCCATTTGTTGTACTGTTGTTGTGTGAGGTGTTCGCAACTTGTGTTAATGACCATGTAAGGTTGATCAGTATATTCATACTCACACATATCTGCTGTAACTGCTGTAAATTTTCCTTCCATCTCGTAACGCTTATTCATTGTGTTTGCTATTTCTGCACACTTAGGATCAATATCAACACTTGTAATATGTTTAAATCCTATTGTGCTGTTGAACAATAAATTTGCTAATACGCCATTCCATCCGCCAAATATAACACAACTAACATTACCAACATGATGATGTTTTTGCAGTGTTTCAACCAACCACGCTTTAGATTTTAATTGGCCTCCCCAAAAACTTTCAAGTGTGCGGTCGCGATCTTCGCTGTTGCGAATTGCATCCATCCAAAATTTTATATCTTCAAGTTCTACTTTCACAAGTGTATTTAAGCCATAAATACGAGTATGTTACTCCTTCCTGAATTAAGTGTATATATAACCCACACCTGTACTTTGGCGTGTGATAGCTGTTGCACGTTTAATCATTTAAATTGGGGTACCCATTTTAAGCCAGATACAACTAAAGAAAAATTAAAAGCTCTACCAGACACAGTCGACTTTGAAGAAGTTTTTATTATAGGTGGTGAGCCTACGTCTAATCCTGCACTAGGAGATTGGATGGCATACTTAGAAAGTATGTGGCCTAATGCTAAAAAATGGGTAGTAACCAACGGGAGAGACCTAGATAAATTTGATGAACTGTATCCTGAATGGATAGACCGTGATTGGAAAATAGAAATATCAGCACATTCACAACAAGACCTTGACACCATAATGTCGTGGATACACAATAGGTGGGCAGATGTATCCTGTGAGCGATTCAAAGATACTAGACACGAAGATGGTGAGTGGCATTATAAACTTGTTGTTGACGGAATTGAAAGAGGTGAAATTACAGAAGCATGGCAGTTTTACGAAAACCCTGCTGTAGTTAAAAAAGGTAACAAACTAACTTGGGATAAACTTAGAGATGCAGATGATCAGCATTCTAAGTGTCCTGCTATACAATGTATGTATCTAGTAGATGGTAGATTTTATCGCTGTCATCAACAGGCAATACTTCCTCAGTTATCAAGAAAGTTTCAAATAGAAGATCCGTTTGCTGATATAGCAAAACAAGATCTAGGGTGTAGTCCTGAAGAGTTTGAAACTTGGATCAAAACACAATTAGAACCTCAAGAGCAGTGTCGTTTGTGTAAATGGGAAAACAAAATTACATTACCAATTGAAAAATCCAAAACCAAAAAAATTAAACTTTTAAAAATTTAGGTATTTTGCTGTCTGCACTACTTACACAAGAGCTAGTAATGCATTTAGATGGCGTCTTAAACAGCGTAAAACCGCCCTGTAGCGTTCCTAAAGGGATATCGCTGCAACTATATGCTCTCTTAACTTCATCACCTCTTATAACGCAGCTTTGATACCCTGCATTGCAATTCCAATCTTTAAACTTATTGAAGTTAAATGCATTCATTCTTTCTGCCTGATCCAAACCATAATTGTTTCCTTTAGCATCTTCTAAATACATTTGCATGATTTGCTCACCTTTCCAATTTTGTGGAAAGCCTGTTTGCAATTGTTCAATTTGCTGATCGGTGTACCCGTCAACTATTCTAGACGCGGTAGGGTCGGACTGCGGTTTAAGAGTGACGTTAATTCCTTTGTCTGCGAATCTACTACAACGTTCATAATATTCTTCAAAGTGTTCAGGAACCATAACTTGATTAATTGTAACAAATACTCCTCCTTCTATGAGCTGTACGCATCTATCTCCAAAGTCTTTTTCGTTTGCAAATTCTGCGTGATAACTTGCAGTGATGCTACGACGTGTTAGGTGGCTGGTGTTGTCTATAAATCTTCCCCACCATTTCTCACCTGGGCTTAGATTAGTTGTAAGGTGTATGCTTTGATATTTTGCTTCATCGTCATTAGCATAATATTCAACAAGGTCACCAAACTTTTTATATGCTGTTGGTTCACCTCCACTAAAACTAAAATGAAATTCAGTAAATCCATTTGCTCTTGCTTGGCGTTTAATTTCATCAATTGCATTTGTGTATACTTCAAAGTCTTGATGGTCTGGAACGTTTGAGTTTGCATACGGCCAACAGTAACTACAACTATAATTACAGAAGCGACCAAGTATCCAACTAACGTTAAACAATGGCTGTTGAAGCATTGTTGTTTGTCCAAACTTAACAATATTGTGGAATGGTATTAGAGTAAAATCGTTCATTTAGGCTCCACAATGGCAGTTGAACATGCCTTTACACAGGTCATGCACTTGTCTTTGCCTTCCCAGTAGTCAGTAATTCCACCGAATAAAATGCCATCTGTGTCTAATATGCCTGACTGGCAAGTGTTTAAACCTATATTGTTTATTATATCTTTTGTATTTTGCACACTCTGATTACGCAGTTTGTGTATAGGTAATATCTCTTCTATTGGTTGTTCTAAGTAATCGCTACCTATATAACAGCAAGGCATTATGTGTCCGTATGGATCAACATATATACCTTTTTCGCTAGTACACTTAGGATTAATTTTTGCTTGTTCCATAACATGATTTAGATAACTTGTATCTAACAAATCAATTAATTTTGCATTTGGCTGTTTAGCAAATCTTTGTCTTGTTGCAGGCTCTAAAAAATATTCTGTTTCTAGATTGTTATTAACAACTTTAAATTTTTCCATCTCATAAAAACGTGTAGTGCTTACAAAGTTAACTTCTTTGACTCCTAGCTCTAGCAAAAACTTTTCTAGTTCTTCTGCTTCATCTTCATTGTGCTTGAACACTAAACTATCTACCCTTGCTTCGCCGCCAGCATCTATATATGCTTTTAAATTTTCTATAACTTTATCAAAATTTGTGTTACGTCTATATAATTCATGTTTGCCTTTGAATCCATCGATTGCAAATACAACTGTACTATTCGAAACTGTTCCTATAACCTTTGCTAACTTTGCCCACCATTCAGGATTTCTCATACCACCATTTGTGTGTATTGCTAATCTAGTAGTAGGATTACACTCTCTAACATATGAATAAATTTCTAAGCAATCTTTTGCAAACGCAGGATCACCGTAATTACCGCAACTATAAAAGTTTTGTAACTGAGCTAGAAATGGTTTAGGAAACCATTTTTTAAAATCATCAATGCTCATATCTCCGTTCTTAATGAAAGGTCTGGTAGGACCTCCGTGGAAATTCCTTGCACACATTGGACATTGTGCTTGGCATTTATCTGTCAATTCCAGATGAACTGTTGTTACTTCAGAAACTTTTTGTGTCATTATGAACGTATTTAATCACTTTATTAGTTGACTTTTGCAGTCTAGGCTTATATACTATGACTGTTGAGAAGACTCTCAGCATAGATTATAAGGGAAACATAAATTATGAGTACACAAGTAGAAGCAATAAAAGCAGCATTTGAATCGTTTTTAGAAGAAAACGAAAAGTTCGAAAACGGTAATGGCGCAGCAGGAACCAGAGCCCGTAAAGCATTACAAGAAATAACTAAAGCCGCAAAAGAACGTAGAAAAGAGATTACTGATACTAAAAACGCTAGAAAAAGCGCAGCAGTATCACAGTAACCCACCCATGTGTAGGGCTACGAGTGTAGCCCTACTTTACTTTACATAAGGAATAAAAAGTTGACAGAAGTAAAATTAGTATCGTATAGCCGAGCAACAGAAGAATTTGAAGAAGAAGGTTTAACAGATTTGCAAGAACTTATTGCATTTTGTGCAAAGGTATCAAACCCACAAGCACAGATTAATAACGATACCAGCGAGAGGTTAATCAAGTATCTAATCAAACATCAACATTGGTCGCCATTAGAAATGGTTAACGCTGTACTAGAAATTAACACAACTAGAGATATTGCACATCAGATTGTGCGTCATCGAAGTTTTGCATTTCAAGAGTTCAGTCAACGTTACGCTGATCCTAAAGAACAGGGCGAAATGTTTGAATTCAGCGAAGCACGTTTACAAGATCCTAAGAATAGACAAAATTCTATCGATGTTGAAGATGAAAAACTACAACTTGATTGGTTACATGCACAAATGCGTATCGCACATTTAGCCAAAAAAGAATACGACTGGGCCATTAAGAAAGGCATTGCGAAAGAACAAGCACGAAAAGTACTGCCTGAAGGACTTACCAAAACACGTCTTTACATGAATGGAACAATTAGGAGTTGGGTACATTATATTCAACTTAGAGGTGCAAATGGAACACAAAAAGAGCATATGGACATTGCTGTAGCGTGTGCTAAGGTCATCTCAGAAATATTTCCTATTGCGAAAAATCTAACATGAAGAATTCGTTTAGAGCAGATTTTTCTTGACAAATGATATATATCATCATATAGTAATATTTTTATCATAGGAGCAAGAGATGGCATTGCCTAAAAGTACCAAGAAGAAAAAGCCAAGAGCTGCACCGCGGATCCAACGTGGCGCAAAGCTCACGGAACCTAATTGGGACGGTTGGGAAGATATGACTGGCGAGCAACTTCATCGGCATCGTCGAGCAACACACGAGTGGTATTATGCAAACTTTAAGCCAGAGGACTTATACACTAATGTATATGCCTGGATGGAAAAAGAGGACAAGTATACTAAAGATCAAATTAAATGGATCAAGGCTGCACCTAAACATGCTATTAGTATTACTGCAGGTATTGTTGCACGTATGGATACAATGGGTGCTCCAAGGTTTTCTCAGAAAGAAGCAGATTATTGGGAATCACTTGCTGGAACAATGGGCCAATTAAAATCATCAATTGACTTTCTTGAAAGGAGAATTGAAATCGCAATACAAACAGGTAAGGATCACAAAGAAGAGAAAGAGGAAGAACTAAAGGAAAAGCCACAGAAGCGTGTAATTAGTATTCAAGAACGTATAGAGTTACAAGCAATTGCTGCCTGTGAAAAAGTTGATATGTGGTTAGAAGTGTGGAGTGATCAAGATAAAAAGTTTGATCCTAAAGGATTTGATTTTGCAAAACACTTTGCTCAAATGAAAGTAACACAAGCACATGCTCGCAAGATTATGGGATTGTATGAGCCAGAGCTTAAAGAAATTAAAGAAGTACTAAATCCTCCTAAGTTGAAAAAAGATGCAACTGAAAAAGAAAAAGATTTTGCAGCTCAACTACAAGAAGCATACGAGTTTACAACTAAAAAAGAACTTAAGAACATGCTAACAGCACTAGAAAGATTATATGGTGCTTGTCAGGTTGTTATTGATTCAAGTAAAGCAACACGTAAGCCACGTAAACGTAAGGTGTACAGTGCAGATAAACTTGTATCAAAACTAAAATTTAAAACAACAGATGACAAGTATCAACTTGCTAGTATTAATCCTGAAGATATTATTAAATGTAACGAGCTTTGGGTGTTTAATTGTAAAACACGTAAGATAGGAAAGTATGTTGCAGATATACAAGATCCGCTAGGGCAACAACGTGAAGGTAGTGGGCTGAGTGTAAAAGGTACAACTATTACAGGGTTCAACGAAAAAGAAAGTATTCAAAAAACACTACGTAAACCTGAAGAACAACTGAAAGACTTCAAAAATAGTGGTAAAGTCAAGTTGAGATCTTTCCTAGATGACATTAAAGCAGTGGACATAAAGCTGAACGGTCGGATAAATAATGATATAATCTTGCTGAAAGTGCAATAAACCGGCTTTTCTGTATAAAGGATAAATACTAATATGGACAATGCAAAACTTAATCAAGCCCTAACTGAGCTAGAATCAGCTCTAACATCAGACGGTGGATGGGCATCAAATCAGTCAATTAAATTCACTACCGACATTAACGGTAAGGGCCTATTCTGGGCTGGCAAAGACTACACTAAACAATTATCCTATATGGAAGATACAAAGAGTATCTTTTCAACAGAGAATATTGATCTTGCTAAAAATAAAGCAGTTAAAATAAACAACTTAGAAGTACTAACACTAGATACACTAGGTACAAGTGTAGTAAACAGTAACTTAAAATCACTAGGTAGATTAAGAGGACTGGTAGTAGACGGTGATGTTTCAATTAATCAATACGTTTACTTTAATTCACATAATGATAGATTAGGTATTGGTACTGAGCAGCCAAATGCGGCTGTAAGTATTGCAGAAGATGGCGTAGAAATGATTATCGGTACAGATGAATCAACAAAAGGATTTGTTGGTACATTTGGTAGCCATCAATTAGATGTAAAAACAGACAATCAAGTAAGACTAACTGTTGAAGCTGGCGGCGATGTACGCATTGCTAAAGACGGCTTTGTTGGAGGCAAACTAGCAGTAGGTGTTTCCAACCCAGATAGCACAGTTGACTTACATGTTAGGGGCGCAATTAAATTCAACAATGCACTTCATATCAACGGCGTTGAAGCACCACAAGGTGGTAACTTTAATCAAGGTGATATTTGCTGGAACTCAAGAGCAAGACAGAAGTCATACATTGGTTGGGTTTGTATCCAAGCAGGTAACCCTGGCATATGGGCACCGTTTGGAGAAATCAGGTAGCGGGAGTGTCCGGGACTTTAGTTTTAGGTAACGGAGAAAGTCGCAAGGGGCTAGATCTAGCTCACATATATCCACATTATACTATAGTAGGTTGTAACGCAGTACATAGAGATATGGTCGTTGATCATCTTGTGTGTTGTGATAGACGTATGGTGTTAGAAGCAACAGAAGGAGAGAACACAAAGGACACAAAAATTTATGTCCGTGGTGAAAACTATCAATACTTCCGTAAAGTTCGTAAAGATAAAAGAATAAATTCTGTTCCTTACATATCTCCTAAAGACGAACAAAAACATAATCAGCCTATTAACTGGGGCAGTGGTCCTTATGCTGTTTTACTTGCTGCAACTCTTGAGTCAGATAATATTACATTGTTAGGTTTTGATCTTTACGGTAATAACGACAAAGTTAATAACTTATACAAAGGAACAAACAATTATGCTGACGCTGATACGCATCCAATCGATCCTAGTTATTGGAAAATACAAATTGGCGAAGTATTCAAAAATCATCCTCACAAAAATTTTACAATAAAAAATATGCACGAATGGGACTTTCCGCCTATATGGCAAAAGCCGAATGTTCACTTTGAAAAATTTTATAAATCAATATCTTGACAAATATCTTAATTCGTGTATAATTAGTAATATGTTTAACAAGGTCTTAGCGTCAACCCTTCCAATTCTGCCGCTCATATATAGGAGATAAAAATATGGGAAAATACTTTAGTACAAAAACTTATGGTCATAACATTGGCCTTAGTGCGGTGTTTAGGCAGCCGAACGCAGATCATTCACATTGTCATTTGCTACACGGTTATAGTTTAGCATTTAAATTTACTTTTGGATGTAATGATCTAGATAATAAAAATTGGGCAGTTGACTTTGGTGGACTTAAACCGCTGAAGGCTTGGCTTGAAGATAGTTTTGATCACAAAACTTGTATCGACGAAGTAGATCCGATGAAGGACGAACTACTACGTTTAGAAACACTTGGACTTGCAGAGATTAGACAATTCGATGGTGTTGGTGCAGAAAAATTTGCAGAACATGCATTTAACTTTGCAAACAATTTGATTAGAGAAAAAACAAATAATCGTTGCTATTGTGTAAGTGTTGAGTGTTCAGAGCATGGTGCCAACTCAGCAATCTACGAAGGGTAGTAAATTATGAGAATAATTGCAGGACCGTGTCAACACGAGACACTAACTGATAGTGCAATGATTGCAAAAGAATGTAAACGTGTTTGTGATAAACACGGTATTGACTATTACTTTAAAGCTAGTTTTGATAAAGCAAATAGATCTAGTATCAAAGGAATACGTGGTATCGGTATGGACGCAACACTTACCGACTTTGAAGCATTGAAAAATGAGTTTGGAGTAAACACAATCACTGATGTACATACTGTAGAACAAATTCAATACATCACTGAAGCATACAACGATGTAGTTGATGCATTACAAATTCCTGCGTTTTTATGTAGACAAACAGATCTAGTAAAGGCTGCTTGTGCTACAGACAAGATTGTTAATATTAAAAAAGGTCAGTTTCTTGCACCTTGGGACGTTGAAAGTATACTGTCAAAGACAACAGGTGCTAAAGAAGTTTGGATAACTGAGAGAGGAACGAGTTTTGGATACAATACTCTTGTCGTTGATTTTACTGGCTTGGACTACATGCTTAGTAATTATAATACCCCTATTGTTCTTGATGCAACCCACGCAGTACAGAAACCAGGCGGCAATGGAAGTAGTAGCGGCGGCAATCGCGATTACGTTCCTGGCTTATGTCGTGCAGGTAGTGCTTTGGGTATTAGAGACTTCTTTTTAGAAGTACATCAAGATCCAGACAATGCACCTAGTGACGGTCCTAACGCACTCCATTTACATGACTTTGAAGCTGTTGTTGACAGTATAGTCCGTCATGCTGAGTAAAAATGAATGGCATTAGAAAATCACAACTTCACAAAAGCAGAACGTAAAGCACAAAAGGCTGCCAGGCGGTTAGAAAAAGAACTGCGAAAGACAAATAACTTTCGAGACAAGAATGAGAACGGACCTGTTACACAAATCCTTTGTGTACGCTTTGGCAACAAGTACGGAAACGAGTATGTTATAAAGTTACGTGACATGGTCGCAAGGCATATTACTGTACCATATCGTTTTAACTGTTTAACAGACGATCCTAAACCTCTTGAAGGTGTAAACAATATTGTTGTACCTAATAAAGGTTATGCAAGAGGTTGGTGGCATAAAGTTCACATGTTTGATCCTACTCTTCCTTTAGAAGGTAGAATATTATACATGGACCTAGATGTTGTTATCCATAAGAACATTGATAAACTATGTAATGTTTGGTTAGATGATTTTATGGGCATTAGAGACTTTAATAGAAAGTTTCATCCAAACTACAAATACCTAAATAGTTCTGTTATGGCATGGAATGCAAGAACACAATCTCACGTTTATAATAACTTTATGGCTAATCCGGCACAGGCACAAAGACTGCATGGAGATCAAGATTGGATTTGGCAAAATTGTAGAGAAGTTCTTAAGTTTTGGCCTGAAGAATGGGTAATGAGTTATAAATGGGAAATACGAGATAAGACTGAACTTCATATGAAAGACGGACAAAGACAGTTTAAAACTATTAGAGATGATATAGTTGCTCCAAAAGACAATTCTATCATGGTATTTCATGGCGATCCAAATCCTGGACAAGTAAAAGACAAGTTAATTGTTGACAACTGGAAATAATGACTGTATACTGTAAGTATGTTTAACTTTAGAAAGAAAAAATCCTGGCTACGTTTCTATTCTTTAGATCCAAATGTAGCAGAATTGTATCCTATTGAGCCTGCTGGTAAAGCAGACCGTGGATTCAATGATGTTGGAACACGTAGAGTTAGGCCTGAGAGCGGCAATCAACTTTCTAAAAACTGTCCTGGTATTAAGCCACTTATGAAGTCAGGGTATATCATGAGAGCTCCTGCAGATTTTGTAATTAAAACAGGTCCCGGAGTAGATAGTGGTGTTGCTTGGGAAGTTCCTTTTAAGTTTGTAAAACCTAGCACAGGAAATTACCATATACAAGGTTGGGAATATTACATTAATTGGCATGCACCTTGGCAAACTGAGCCACTTATTCCTCATGATACTGATAACACAAACAAACCTTACTTGAATTCAGCAGTTAAAGTTGAAACGCCTTGGCGTGTAAAAGCAAGTGACGATATGTTACTAATGCAAATGCCTGTAACCTACAACAATGAAACAAGATTTACGGCTGCGTATGGTATAGTTGATCCTATGTACATGCATGCCATTCCAATACAATTATTTTGGCATGTACTAGAAGGAGAAACTCTAGTTAAAGCTGGAACACCACTTGCACAGTTTGTGCCTATTAGTAGAAGTATGCTACATGATCATGAAATTATCATAGATGAAGCTGGTCAACTTGAAAAAGATATTGAAGATGCATTTACATATGCAAATCATCACAAGTTTGCAAAAACAGATAATGTTGTTGCAAAGGTGAAGCGTATCAAACAACTGTTTGATCGTTTTAGAAAGAAAAATCCTAATGCTAAAATTTAGAAAGGACATTATGCTTAATACAATAATAAAAGTACTTGTTATAATAGTTTTGCTAGAGTTTGCAATATTATACGGTTCTCAAGTGTATGACGAATACATGTTTTGGGACCAGTACGAAAGACTATACACTGATATTCCGGTAGAGGAATAATCAGTATGAAGTTTATATTTGATGTAGACGGTACATTGACGCCAAGTCGTCAGAAGATGGACGAAGAATTTTCAAAGTTCTTTTTTGACTTCTGCACAGAAAACAAAGTTTATCTCGTTACAGGTAGCGATAAAAAGAAAACTGTGGAACAGGTAGGTAATGTTATCTACGGCTTGGCTAGACGTGCTTATAATTGTAGCGGTTCAGACGTATACAAGTCAAATGAAAACGTAAGACGAAGCGATTGGAAACTTCCACATAACGCTAAAACATTCCTATTAGACAAATTAGAGGAAAGTGAGTTTCCATTACGTACAGGACTACATATTGAAGAACGCCCAGGTATGATAAACTTTAGCGTTGTAGGTCGTAATGCTACAATAGGAGAACGTAAGTTGTATGCAAAGTATGATACTAAACATAAAGAAAGAAATCTTATTGCTGACTTGTTTAACAAAGAATTTCAGAACTTAAGAGCAACAGTGGGTGGAGAAACAGGGTTAGACATTGCACCTATAGGTTCAGATAAAAGTCAGATACTTGTAGACTTTGATAAAGACGATAGTATTTTGTTTTTTGGCGATCGTTGTGATCCTGCAGGTAATGACTTTCCTATTGCCGAAGCACTAAGACAAAACTTTAAACGTTCAAAAATTTATCATGTTAATGATTGGAAAGAAACATTTAGAATATTAAGCGATTCACGATTGACATCAACCTCACAAGATAGTATACTATAAGCATGAATAAGAGAATAGGCTTTGCCTGCAAATACATGTGGCACGATCAGACGCAGAAGAAGAAACTGCTAGAAGAGATCCAACGACCACTAAATACTCGCAGTACAACAGTACAATGGCTCAACAGGCAAACACGTGAAGATGCAGAACAACGCTTGTGGGATATCATGGTCCACAACATACAGAGCTATGCTAATTTGATAGAGTACGTAGGGAGTTTGACAGATGAGTTGCGAATGGTACGACTGGGTAGCGATGTACTTCCTGTTTATACTGAGCCTACTTGGGGCTATTATTGGCGTAAGCCAGACGTCCGCGAATACTGTGAGAAACACTTTGCACCGATCGGCGAAAGGGCAAGAGCCCTCGATGTCCGACTATCGATGCACCCAGGCCAATTTACTGTACTTGCGAGCGACAACCCCGAAATTGTAGAGAGGAGCATAGAAGAATTTGAATATCACACCGATGTCATACGCTGGATGGGATACGGCAA